GGGTAACGTGCGGTTGCAATATCGTAGTCAATTAGATAAGTTGGCATTTGAGTTGGTAGAACCATAGTTAAACTCGTCGGGAAAAATGTTGTGTTCCAGGACGGGTACAAATCGTTGTGTTTTAGTAAATCCATAATCGTTGTTCGGATCAGCCATAATTCCATGTTGCAAAAATTCTTGTTCAAGGTAAGTAAATACCAAAAGTTTATAAGAAGGCTTAATTGCGAGAATTCTATCTCGAACTTCATTAAATCTAGCTCTTCCATAAAAGAACAAATTCATTAACATTGAATTACAGTTGTCCTCACATAGTTGGTCGTCAGAAATACCTTTGATTGGCCTTATCCAATTTATGATCTCTATTAAAGCATCATATTCCATGTGTGGTACAAATAAGGAGTGGAATTCTCCAGTAGCATTTTTTAAGAAGGTGCATTGCTTCAAGTCTGCAGATTCTGCAAACTCTCCGGACTTTGATGCCGGGGTAAGTGTTATAGCGTATTGTGATAGGTATTGGGATATTAAAATTGCATTGAAATAACTTATGAAAAATTGATCGACATTTATTAAATTGTCATCTCCATAAATAGCGGTTCGTACATATTTACGATACCACATCAGGTCCTTATATTGTGATGGAACTAAACACATCCAGCAAACTCTCAAATAGAGCTCATTTACTATAGTGTTTATTATCACAGTAAGGTCAGTTCCTGATGGTATTCCGCCAATTACTTCATAGATGAAGTCATAAGCTCGGTGGTAACAGAAGCAATTTTTTGCAATGATTGCGCGTCGTATATGTTTAACTTTTCTAACTCCTTCTTTATCTCCATTGCTTGCATACCATTTTTCAATGATTTCTAAGGCAGCAAAGAAGCATAAAGCCATTAATGTTCCGTCCCATCGTGAATAATCTCCAGCAGCACAGTGGTTTCCCACTTCTAATAATCGTTTTATAAGATAGTGCCATTCTCTGGAGCCTTTATTTATTCCGACAGCGGAAAAGTGTCGTAATCGGGTAGCATACATATGAGCGCAAAAGGGTAGAAAGTATTGTCGTGAAAGTATGGTTTGAGAAACTGGTGCAGCAGCAAAGAGTCTACCTTTGTGAATTTTATTAAGTGGTCGTCTCTCATCTTTGATGGTATCAATGTATTGGTCAGTATTAATTATTCCTTGTTCGTATTCAGAGGTTGTATCAGCAAGTACTTTTATAAGTAAAGGATGTGATGGTGTGTATTTTTGGGTCTTTGGATCAAATGAAAACAATTCTCGCTTCGGTCCTTTTAGTTTGTTGTTCAAAACAAAAGGATAACCAGCTGATGGCTTCATGTTTAGTCCTTCCATATATGGAATTCCAGGAACTCCATTTATTGACTCATCTTGAGTCAACACACGTTTAGGTGCTCTAGATTGTACTTCGCATAATTCTTGGGCAATTGAGTCTCCAGCTAATTCGACAAGTTCTTCATCAAATTGTAAATATGATTGTGAATATTTATTCATTCCATTTTCCAGTTGGGATCCCAATTCGTAATTCTTGACTCTTGGGTCGTTGTCATTAAGGATAGCGGGTTCAGTGGTGTGTTTGAATACCCTATCAAATATAGGGGAAGGTGCAAGGGCAGTTGTGTTTGGGGCATGGATGGCAAGTTTCGTGACGGCAATAGGTCTGATAGAACCGGTGTGTTGTATAATGTGCTCGTAACGAGGCCTCCCTTTAGAAGACCGCATTACAGCAGTTCCGTTTTC